CTAATTTCTCCATGATAACTTGGTCCATGAATTTTACTTCTTTAGTTGCAGCTTTCTTTTGTGCAACGTTTTGTGCGTCGATTTGCTTTTGTGTTTCGTCCGCTAACACTTTGATTGAAGCTTTCACTTCGTCGATTTGAGCAGAAACGTCGGATTTAATTCCTTTTACGTTCTCAGCCATTTCATTGATTAAATTTTCCATTTTTACTTTTTAAATAGATTGTTAAATTGATTAATTGCCTTTAGGACTTGTTCATTATCTTCTTTCTTTTCTTCAACTATCGGCTCAACTGATAATTCGGGTTGAGTGATTTCTTTGATTACTTCGATTTCTAATAACTCGCTTTGTATCCTTTTTATTTCAATCTCTATTAGACTAAACGTTTCGTCGGTAAATCTACCGCCTTTAAACGATTTAATTAGTCTTTCGAGCCTGTTGCTTAATTCTTGTTTCTTATCCTTAATTCCCATCTCTCCTTTAAATCCTAATGTTGGAGTCTCAGGATTTGCACCCCATAATACCGCACTACCTTCATAAAGTTTTAATTCAGTAATTGTTCTTACACCTTCTTTGTCAACGTTTGACTTGATTGTGCTAAAACCTATTGAGTGTTGATTGATAAGACCTGCTTCATATAACTTGATAATATCTTCGCCTTTTTCAGTTTCTACGATTGGAGTAATTGCGATTAACATATCATTCTCAACATAGATTTGTTCAGGCTTACCGATTGCGTTATTCATATCCGCACAATGGTCAACTAAAGACCATATAAGGTTTTTACCCATTGGACCTCTTTCTGCTAATGTTTTAGTGAAAGCCTCAGGAACGATAATGTCGTTATCTAAATCAATATTACCACACCTTGCCCAAACCGCTTTAACACGACGTTGTTCACTATCAACGTCCATTATGTTGTAGCCTATGTCTTGCTTTTCAACAAGAGTATTTTTTAATTGCATTGTACTCATAAAAACAAAGTTATTATTTTTTTTGTTATTCTAATGCGTCAGCTAATAATTGTCCGATTTCGTATGCTGCAAAGTTTGTTAATAGTTGCCACAAAATACCTACGTCTCCCATTGGCGGATTGTCTGCATACTTCATTAACTTACCATTAGCGTCTCTTTGCGCTTCATATCCTAAGGTGCAACGACAATTACAAACGTTACCTGCGTGAGCAGTTGAGTCGCATGGGTGCAACATATTGTCTATGTAATCTTTTGCCACTACAACAAACTTTTGGTCCATTGGCACCTTAATTCCGTCCATGTGTAAGTGGTCGTTAGCGTCGCGTGGAATTCTTCTTGTCCTATTATCTTTTGAAGCAATCCATTCTTTAACAGTTACTAAACCTGTTGACATAGCGCCAACCATTGACCCAATATTAGCCGCTCTTCCTGTTTCCGTTCTTGCGATTAATTCAGCCCTATAATTTGTTATTCCTGCCGTCTTGAGTAATTGGATAACTTCAAACGTTGTTAAATTCTCTTCTTGTCCTTTTATTAGGAACTTTCTTATTTGCTCCTTTGTTGTATCGGTTATGTCCGCAGCTAATTGGTCTAAACCTTTTGTTTCTAAAAACTTCAATATAACGTATGCGAATAGATTTGTCTTAGCGCTTTTTATCTCCATTGGTGCGTAATGCCCTTTAGTAGCCTTTTTAACGTCCTTTTCCGCTATCAACCCCATTTTGGTACCTAATGATGTATGCAGTTGTTTAATCGTCTTTTTTAGCGCTTTATCGCTGATTGCGTTATAGTCTTGCGTACGACAATAAGTATCCACCTGTTTTTGTAGTTCTTTCTTGAACTTAGGCGAATACTGTATTAAGGCATTTAAATATAGCTTCCTATAATCTTGCCAAATCATTACTTAAGTGTTAAAAGGTAAAGCGTCTTAGCTATTAGTTGAGCGATTTCGTCTATTTGATTTTGCACCCAAGTATCTTGATATATTGTTTTGCGTTCCTTTTGTACCAATGTATAAAGTTCCTTAAAGTATGTTTGTACCGCTTCGTTAGAAGTATAATTTTGTAACGTACCTACTGAATAATTTTTAGGTCGTCCGTATATTCCGCTCACGCTTTCAACTAAGCCGTCGTAAAGTTCAGCGATTTCGTCTTGATATTTGTCTAACGCTTTGTGTTCAGCATAACTCATTGTTTGATTATGCCAAACGATTGCTTGTTCCTTACTATCTAATAACTGACTTATAAATTCTACGAATTGCATATTAAAGTTTTTTAGGAGTTACTTCCGTTGGGATTTCTAACGGTTGGAATTGGTCTATTGGTTGCAAACTACTTGGAACGTATAACTTTTGCATTTCCTCAGTTGGAATGTAATCAGGATTTTTAAGGCCCATTATTTCCATCTTTTGAGCAGGACTTATCCACCAAGCATTGTTTAACCAAGTTACTTGTTCAGCTTTGTTTGCTTCTAATTCTTGATAAACTTGTATATCGTAACCAATGTAAACGTTAGTTCCACGATAACCCCAATCGCTATGCAATTTTCTATTTAAGTTATCAGTAATAGCGTCTAACAAAGGAATAGCGCAACGTAATGTTAAAGCCTTTTCGCCTTCTATTTGGTTGTTATAAGTCTTATTATCTGCGTCGTTTAATAATTGAGATGGCACTCCGTAAATATTACAAAGGCTCTTCATATCCCACTTCTCACTTTCGATAATGTTCAACTCAACAGGACTTAATCCTATTTGTTTCCAATCTACTTTATAACCTGATACCGCAATAGAATTGTAATTACTTGCTCCGCCTTTCTCACTTATAGACTTCTTTAATGCTTGAGCTTGTTGCGTTCCGCTTGTAGGGTCAAACCTATCATCGTTCATAAACAAAACACCTGCAGGTCCACCATTTTGGAATGAAGCAACCGAAGCGGTCTTAGCTTCGTTAGAGCGAGTTAATGTTCTTGCCGCTGCCATTAACGGAGATTGTCCGTAAAGTTCGTTACCTGTTACTGTCCAATAAGGGTTAAAGTATTTGTCGTGTAATATTTCCTTTGTGTCAAAGGTCCACATTTTACCGTAGTAAAGTTGATACCCGACACGGACAGGTGGGAACACTTCCACATTGGCGATAATTGCCATGTATTGAGCAGGTAATGCGTATAATTCATAAGGTTTGCCGTTGTTTGCTCCGCCTTCAATCATTTTAGCATAAATAAAGGAGTTGCCTGTTAATAATTTAAATCCGCACCATTGTTCGATTAAGTCCGCCCAAGTGTCCTCTTCATTAGGGTATCTTAATAACTCGTTTAATCTTGAGTCGCCATCGTATAATTCAAATGCTTTCTTATGTAATTGTTTTACTTCGCTCCAATTCTCAATCTTATCGGGTTGCTTCATTAAAGCTTTGTATCTTTTAGCAGCCGTTTGGTCCACTATCTTATAAACGTGAAACGGAGCCAACTTTGCTTTATCGGTAATTAGTTTTACGATTGAATAAACTATGTCGTTTGATTGGTAACCGTCTCTAACATAAGCTTGAGCATTTTGCCCTTGCCAAGTAACTATCCCTTGTTGAATTGCTACTTGAGCGCTTAACGGTATATTCGGAAAAAGTGTGTTTACTTTCTTTTTGCTAAAGAAATCAAATAATCCCATATATGTACAATTTAGTCAAAGATAGTTATTATTACTAATAAACGCTTACAACAAATTTAGGAGTGTACTCAAAAATCATACGCATAGCTAAACAATCCGAAAAGTCAGGCGACCTTCCTATGGCTGCTTTAACTTTATCCTTTGGTATAATTCCCTTCTTGCCATCGTTATCAACGGACTTTTGTTTGACCTGTTCCAACTCTTCAATTATCATTTGCTTAACCTTGCCGTCTGCGTTTATATAAATTTTATTGTCGTTTATTAACTCGGCTAACTTGTAGTAACATTGGCTTTTAAGGTTATCGTAATTCTCTTTACGCTTAGTAATTGGGTTTTCTAATGGCGAACTATTATTGACAAACCCTTTGCACCTAAGTATATCACAAACCCCACCGCCTACTCCGTCCTCGTCCACTACTATGTTTGATGTTGGCACCTGATACTCTTGTTGGAACTTCTTTATAAGTTCAGCAACTTCAACAACCGATTTACCATTGTACTGATGAAGTTTAACACGAAATCCACTCCAAACCCCAATAACAGTATTATCGTTACCAAAACGTGCAACGTCGCAACTAATATAAGGTGCAGCGGAAGGTAAATAAGTGCTACTAAAAACATCAAGTATTTTATCATAGTTTATAAGTTGAGCAGGGTCGTTTAAATATTCCCAATTACCAAATAATAAACGTTCTTTGCTTACTTTATCGAGGCTTAATAAATTCTCTTTATAGTGCTTAGATATAAATGGGTTGTCGTCTATTAACGAACTAATGAAGCGTTTATTGTTTGCGATTGAGTTATCTTGTTGCGGTTTATAGAATTCCGAATAAGTCCAATTCTTTGCAGGGTTACAAGTGTAAAGTATCTTAGGCACTAAGTCGTTTTGGTCCAACTGAAATCTTATCCTTGATTTAATAATGTTTCGCGCTTTGTCATCAACCTGATTGGCCTCGTCAATAAATGCGTCGGTTATTTCCAATGAGCCTAATTCGTCAAAGTTTGGGTCGCTTGGGTAACTGTAAAGGTCCTTTAGTAATATAGTTGAGCCATTAAAGAATTCAATCGTTGAAGATTGAGCGTTAAACTTATAGTGTTTACCTGCCTCAAGTCCTTGCATTTTTGCAACCTGAAAGAATGAAACTAAGGTTGTTTCCTTTAATGTCTTTAGGACCGCTCTACCAATTAAACCTCTTGTATTAGGATATTTTAAGCGTTGTTTAAGTTGCCAATAACAACCTAATGCCGTTTTTCCACCACCTGCTCCGCCACCGAATAAAATCTCGCTCGTTGTTTTATCCTCAAGTAAATCAAGCGCAATAGTTTGTTTTATGGATAGTTCCATTATAGGCTTCCTGTATTTTGTACGTAGGTTTTTTTCTCTTCCCAATTAATTGTCATTCCGCCACTTACTTCCACCTCACTTGTTTGCTTAGGTTTACCTTCCAATCGGTCTATAACTTCCTGATATGCTCTTTGGTCGCCCTTTAATGCCTTAGCAATAATCTGCATATCCATTAATTCTAACACAGTAAACTCTTCCTCTTCTCCTGTAATTGGGTTTCTTTTCTTTTGTACTAAATCCAATATTCTTTTTAGTCTTGTCTTGCTATGTTCCGTTCCCTTTGGTTTACCTGCGGGATTTCCGCTTACTCCCTTTGGGAATGGCTTTAAGTTTTGTTCGTTTGCCATATTTCACTAAATTTTCACTGAATTACAAAGATACACCACAATTAGGGCAAATGGTACTTCCTTTAGTATTGTCTATGTTTTTAGGCTCGTCAATAGTCGGAACTAAGAAGTCAACATTAACACCCCAATCGTCTAAATCTTCTAACTCCCAATTATCATTTGCCAATGCGTCCATATCAAACTCGCCGTAATGAGTGTTATCTATTATCAATAATTTCTTTTTCTTTTTGTCCGTTAAGTTGCTCATTATGATAACAGGCACCTCTTGAATACCTAATTCAATACAAGCGCGATACCTTTGATGTCCGCCCAATATAACATTGTTCTCGTCTAATATAATCGGCTTAGCTTGAAGTAAATCAGGGTCGCTTTCAATAGATTTAACTAACTTATTAAAGTCCTCTTTATTAATCTTTCTTGGATTGTTCGGATTGGGTTTGATTTGTGATATTAGCATTTATCTATTTTTAGTTGGAGTTCTTATTGAAGCTGATTTATTTACCTTTTCTACTTTAAGGCTTTCAAACCCTAATAGCTTACTACATTTATCGCATTTAACTTTGTGCTTGGCTAATTGATTAAACCAAACATAAGTTTCCGTTATGGTTGCGCATTTGCATTTATACAATCGTTTGCCGTAAGTATCTTTCATCGTCCTTGTCTATTATAAGGTTTAACAGGTTTATCCTTTGGTCCGCTTGTCTTTTTGTACTTTCCGCACTTTCTTTTGCCGAACGATACTTTGTTCGCGCTGCTTACTTTTGCCATAATATTCGTTTATATAATCTGCTACAAAGTTAAAGGCTTCTTCCTTAGTTTCCCCATATACAAAATGATTTATTTCCTCAATTACAAAAGAATAACCAAAAAGGCCGTTTATTAATTTAACTTCCTTTATTGTTTCGTATATGTTATTTGTATCGCTCAATTATTTCGTTTAATTCAGTCCTTGACCATTTTTTAATTAACCTATGTTGATGTTCTAACTCCATTACTTTACGTTCGCCAACCTTATCTATTAAGTTCCTGCGATAACCTATTAAGTGAAATTGGTCGAAGCCATTACAAGCCTTGCACTCTCCGTTTACGTTATATTCATCAAATCGTAAAGCTGAACTTCCCTTAACAGGAACGTAATGCCCTGCGTCCATTTGGCTAACTTCTTTTGTTTGTCCGCAACTAATACAAGTAAAATAACCGTTGTCGCTATCTCTTTGCCTGATATAAGCATTAAATATCTTCTGCGCCTTTGCGGTTAATTTCGGAATAGTTGTTAGCATATTACAAAATTAGGTTATTTTTTTACTCGGAAGCATACTTTTCTACCATTAACATCAAATCGCTTCTTATTCATTGGATTTAAACCTTGTCTTAAACTATAATCGTTTATTCCTGTTGTTCTAACTGCGTAAGCTATTGACTTAAATTCCGTTACCGCCTTTGTTTCTATATCAATCATCTTTACCTGAATACTGTTCTCTAAACCTTTAATTTCCCCACTCATATCTTTTTAATTAATTGAATTACTACTAATAATGAATAAATAAAACACGCTAAAGGAACGCTGATAAAAAAGAATTTTGTTAATTGTATTAGTTTCATAGGTTATTTTTTTTGATTATTCATAATACAAAGCCATAAAATAATTAATATAGCAAGTATGTATTTCATATTATTGTTTTTTGTTTCTCATTCCTAAGCCTTGTCTTTGTGCCAATCTATAAATTTGCCTTTCGCTTAAACTTATCTTTTTAGATATATATTTTACGCTTGGGTAATTGTCTTTATCATACCAAACTTTGGCTATTAGGTTTGAGTAAATGTTGTTTAAGTTTAAATCTTCTCCGTTATATTCTATATGCGGATATTTCTTGCAAATATGCTCGTATAATTTGTTGCTCATAGATTTAAAAATGCCCCCACTGTATAACGAACACCCCTGTTTGTTATTAATGTTTTAGTGAGGGCAATATTTTATTTTGTTTTTAAATAGTTAATCATAGCGTTACGATTATTTTCTTTGTCTATGTCTTGGCTTGTTCGGTTACTATCGCCCATCGCTTTAAATTGTGCGTGTGCTTCCTCTTTACCGTTCATATAAGCTAAATGCCTTTCCTCACGGTATTTTTCTAACATTTCAAAGAATGTAGGCATATCCATACGGTCATATACTTTGCCATATTTGTATTTTACCATTCCCTCTAAGAATAAAAGTAAATCCTGAATAGCAAGTTGGTCTTGCTCAGCTTCGTCTAATATTGCATAAGATAAATCAGCGATTTGCTCAGGAGTCATAGCAACTCTTAAATTAAAGTTATTTAATGCTCTTGTAATTGACTTACTTAATACCGCTGCAATTTTATCGTTACCGTATAATTTCGCTAATGCCGGAAGTCTTTCACTTACAGGAACAAACTCAATAATTTTCATTGGCAAAACTTCTCCCTTTTCTTTAAACCGGCATAGTTCGTTAAATACTACTCCACTATTGCCACTCACGATTGCGTTTAATAAAGGCTTCGTGTAACTGTTGGTCGGTAACTTTTGGAGCGACCCTTGAGTTGTTGTTTGTATTTGATTTGATAAGTTCATCGTTCCAAGATTTATTATTTAAAAATGTTTCAGGGTTTTTACGAAATTGTTTGTCAGGAACTGATTGTTTGTAAAGTTCGATATAATTCATCGCATTTTCACGTTCTTGGTCAGTTAATTTATTCCACTTCTTTTTTAACTTTTCCTTTACTCCAACCTTTTTATCATAATCATTCCAAAACCAATCAAAATCAATATTAACTTGTTCTTGTTCTTTATCTTCTTCTTTTTCTTGTTCTTCTTCTTCTTTCGTATGTGTATCTATACTGTATATATACTGTATCAATACTCTATCTTTTACCTTTAATAACTCCTTTTCTATACAAGCGCGGACCTTAGGACTATTTGAGTCATTATATTTACACCAATTCTTTAATGCCATTTCTTTTGTATGCTCGGAATAAATAACCTTACCTGTATTAATAAAAAATAATATTAACTTTTTTATTGTGTCGTCATTATAACCTGTATCATAACACATTTGCTTAATAGTTATTTCATAAATACCGCATTGTGTTGTTCGGTCATTAGTTAGTAAATACAAGTAAAAAAACTTTTGTTCAGGAGTTAATCCTTCCACAAATTCGTCTCGCCAAAAGGTAACGTGGACTTTTCTAAAAATAGCCATAAAATAAAAAAGGGTTTCAGACTCAACAGGTAATGCGACTACCTGCAAATCTTCCACCCTAATAAGTTTGTATTGATATGTCGCATATATCAAGGCAAATATAAACTAAATTATTGAATAACTTGCAAAAGTTTTACCTTCCTTAGTTACATATTTAGTTGCAATTTTTAACCCTTCATCTCGCAAATTCTTAATTCTTGCGCTTAATCTAAAGCAACCGAATTTATTTAATGCGTCAATAGGAGTTATTGATTTGCCTTTACATAAATAAGCCTTGATTTTTTCGTTTTGCGTTCTCATAGTTGTTGTTTTTAGAATGGTAAATTTTCTTCGCTTTCTTGTTGATTAACAGGAGTTGAATATTCCTTTTTGAATTCTGCCTTTGGCTTAAAGTCATTTGGAATAATGTTAAAGTCAGGGTGCTTTTCTTCTTTTTTGTAAGGATTGCTCCACATTGAATAACGTTGACCGTTAATAGTAAATTCGATTACTTCGCCCTTTGATGTTGTTTTTTTCCATGCTCCAATTTTGTTTGTTTTTTCCATTTTTATTTGTTTAAAGTGATTACGAAAGATTGTTTATAAGATTTTAAAGGTATTAACCCTCGCTCGAACTTTTTGCCGTTCTCTTCGATTTCTTTTTGTTCAGCCTTAAGAATATCGATTTGCGACTGCAATTCCGCCCACCTTTCCGAGTAAGCGCCATAATCGTACGTTTGAGTATCTTTAAGGCTTAAATTCGCTCCTAAATGGTCGTATTTACCTTTAGGGCATTTGTCTAAGAAGTCAATAATATGCTCTTCGCTTTTTGCCCTTAATGTTTTAGTAAAGTTCTCCATTACTGCGATTTTAACCGCAATATCTTCGGCTTTCATTGTGCCTTCGCTTAGTTCATTGGCTACGTTTTGAGCCAATACTTCTATTTCGCTTTTAGACGGTGCGACTTCCCAAATAGCAAGTGTGTTCATAGTTTTTATTTGTTTTGGTTAGCAATAGCGATGGGAATTGGACCCAATAATTTATTATGTATGCAGCAAAAAAAATAAATTATTCTGTTGACGGCAGGTGTAACCATACACTTCGCTATTAGGAAAGCTCAACTTTGAGCTATCATATTTGTTTTAGTTAGTAAAATAATATTATCCCTATTAAAATTCCTAATAAAATCCAAATAATTAATCCACCAAAAATTAATTTGTTAAATGCATTTTTTATTTGATTTTTTGGTAAAGTTATATAATCAATAGTGTATTTATTAGTTATTTTCATTAAGTTATTTTTTTAATTAAAAACACCCAAGATTATTAATCATACTTTGCAGTTCGTATCCTGTGAGATAGGTTGGGTGTGGCATATTTTATAAATGGTTTTTCTTTGTGGTAAATAATGCAATAATAGCGGGGTTAATTAAGTCTTTGTTTAAAGTATGAAGTTTTGCTAACTCTTCAACTGTTTCGCAAGAGTCAATCGCCAATGTTAAATCCACTACGTTTTTATGCTTCTTAACAAACGATGGTAAAACATAATCTTTTTCTCCTGCTGCGTCCGTGTCCTTATCAGTTACAAGCGTAAGCATACTTGCAAGAGAGTACCTTCGAAAATATGAAATCGCACTACCTAAAGACTGATACTCATTCATACCTCGTAAAACTACTTGAGGAATTGTTACTTGGCTTTCTATTGTTTCTCCTGTCTTAGTATGGAATATAATAGTTTTAAGCGTGTCGCCTTCTAATGGCTGAATAAATCCCAAATTATGCTTTTTTAATAATGGCATAATCGTTTTAAAGATTTGCGGTAAGTCGGCATAAGTGTAATTATGGCCTGTTGTACCTTTGTGAATGATTGGGCATTCTTGTTGAAAGTCCGCCAATGCCTTATAAATGTTTATAAGTTTGGCCGTTGTGAAACCGTTGTTTTCGCTCATAGCATTGAATTTTGGTTTAAATAATAATTAAAATTAAAGGTATTTTGTGAATAAATCAAACTATTTGGCATAATTTTTTAATCTCTTCTTGATAGTCATTATCGTAGCGTAAACTTAATACCTCTTCGATTGTTTGACAAGCATGTATTATGCTTGTATGGTCCCTGTGGAATATTCTGCCAATCTCCTTTAACGTTAAGCCTGTTCGCTTCCTTAATAGGTACATACAAATAAATCTTCCTTTTACATAGCTTCTTAGTCGGCATTTCCCTTTTACTTGCGCTTGGGTAAGTCCGTAAAAGTCGCATACATCGTTAATTATTTGATTTGCGTGTTTCTGCTCGTTGTATAGCAGTTTGTTCATTGTTCGGCTTGGTGCGGTCCAATAACTCATATTGTAGTTGTTTTATTTTGTTTCGTAAATGTTCATTTTCTATTTCTAATATTTGTATCTCTCTTATTAAGGAATGTTTGTTGTCAATGTAACTCATAGAAATATATTTATTGGTAAATGGAATGAGTCGGTTATTTCGTAAAGTTCCAAAATTAACCTGTGGTAGCTTTTAAGTATTCTCTTTTGCACTTCGTTCATTCTTGCTACCTTAATCAAAATGTCCTCTTCTTTTGACATTAATCTAACAGGCTCTTCGTTTATACCTTTGCGCCATAATGATAAATCCTTTTCAAATAAATATTGTCTATTTTGAGCCTCTTTTAATAGTTCCAATAAAACAGTTGCTCTTTTGTGTAACTTTAATTGTTTGCCTTGATACATTAGCTTTTCCATAGTTTTAGGTTTTTAATCGTTAGTAATAAAAGTCATAAAATAATATTGACTACCATCTACATTTTGACTTGGGTGGCATTTAGAGTCGTAAGCTGATTGAATTTGTTTGCGTTCAACCTGTAAATACTTTTTAGTCATTTCGATAACTGTTTCAGGAGCCACTAAAAATGTTTGAGTTTTTAATAGTTCTAAATCTTCGATTAATCTTGTAATTGCGGTTTTCATAGTTGTTAGGTTTAAAAATCGTATGTTTTTTTAAATTTGTCTAATAAATCGTTAAGCTCTTTAATTCTTGAATTGAGATAAGGCTCTCCATCAACAAGATTATTAATTTTAAGCCAATCTTCATAAAACTTAATTTCTTTCCCAATTAAAGTTTCAATTTGTATTATTTGTAAATACGTTAATTCTAAATTCATAGTTTAAGGTTTAAAGGTTGTCGGCTAAGCAGCCAATTAATAAGCAAATAATAAAAATAATTACCGCAGAAGTAACTGATACGCTGTCATCAATGTACTTTTGATTGTCTTTTTTGTAACTCATAGTTTTTGGTTTTTGGTTTAAAGTTTGTCGGTTGTTCCGTTGGCGATACCGACCTAAACGCAAGTTTATTTAAGAATTCATTAATGGACTATCAAATCCTTCATATTGTTCAGGATATAAAATTTGATTTATTTGCCAACTTAAACGGTCAATATCATCTTTTTTATAAGAGCCTAAACCAATTCTTGATTTCTTTAATTCGTTTAAAGCTTCATCAATTAATTGTAAATCATCAATCGCAAAACTTAATGTTGCATACTTTAATTCGTTGTTCATAAATAATGGTTTTTTTGTTATTTGATAAATCAAAGATATATCAACATTACTTATCCACCAAACTTTTACACAATTATTTTTATATTTTATGATAATTTTAACATTTATCGCTCAATCTTGAGCCGTTTATAGGTCAATTTCGGCTCATTTTGACCTGTATTTAAGTAATACGTATTAATTTGACTTATTTGTACGTATAAAGTAAAGGTTAAACTTGACTAAAATTGGTATAAAGTAAAGGTATTACTTGACAAAAAAAGGCCCTCGTAGAAACGAAGGCCGTAAACCATTTGTCTATGAATTGCTATGAAGCACAAAACTAAGTTAATATATTGATAAAACAAAAACTGCGTAGCTTTTTACACTACGCAGAACACAACTATGAAAAACAACGTTACAAAGATAACTTTTTATTTAGAGCCGTCTTGGAGCGGTAAATGCTTAGAATTATCTACCTGCCTATACCCTAAATTCCATAGTATTTTAGTTAATGTAACGCTCTTTTCAATCACTTGTTCCTCGCTATCATCAGGGTTAAGTAAATGAAATATCTCGTGTATATATATTTCAAGTTTCTTTCGGCCCTTTAAACGAGGGTCGATATAGATTACCCCATCGCTTTCGGCTATGCCGTGCGCTTGTTCCCTACCTAACTTTTTATGGATAATTTTAATTTTCATTTTTCATTTCTAATAAATCAGGCCTTTCATCTATAACTATATTAATTCTTTGACCGCCACGAACTTTACCTAACATCATTTTTATTTCATTCTCTTGGTTGTATAATTCTGCCAACTTTTTTACTAACCAATTCTCTTGCTCAATTATGCTCATTTTGTTCCAATTTTTAGGGTACTTCATATTAATATACTTTATCGTTTTGAATATTCTCTAATTTCTTTAAATAAAGGATTGCGTCTTGTAACTCTTCTCTTAAATGTACTATCCATTGAGAAGTTGTTAAATCTTTACGGTCTAATGTAGTTCCGTAAGTTTCTAACCCTTTGAGTTCTCTTGCTTGTAAGTCCTCAATTACTTCGGTTAAAATTTTAGATTGTTTCATTATTTATCAGTTTTAGTGTGAAATTTACCGCAAGTATTACAACGCATTTGTACTTTAACAACTCCCGAAGCCGTAACTCGCTTATTGTTTCTTACTATATCATCGCTTCCACATTCAGGGCAAGAGCCTTTATATGCTCCAAATATAACTCCATAATGCGTCTTTGCAGGTATATGTAATGATAATTCTTTATGAACTTTCTCCAATAATACAACGTCCATTTTACAATACTTAATCATCTTATCCATAGCCTCCTTATCCTTATTTAAAACTATGTCTTTCCAAAGGTCGTAATCAGTATGAATTTTCTGCCCTATGCCTAAGTATTTAGCTATGTAATTAAGTTTGTTTGAATTGAATTTAAACTTTGAACGAGCAACCTTTAATGTATCTATGGTTGTATATGTTGGAAACATATCTATTCTATGAAACAAACAACGAGTGCGGACCCAAGCTAAATCGAATTTGTCGCCATTATGCCCTACTAATTCGTCAGCTTCATTTGCTACTTTAATAAAATCTTGTAGCATTTTTTTATCGTTCTGCTTACTATCCCAATTTAATGAATGAGTAACTTTATCCTCTTCCCATTTGTAACAAATACAAATAATTGCACGTTCCTTAATAATGCTTTCCGTGCTAATGTTTAACTTAAATCCTGCGGTCCAAAAGAAACCAATGTTAGGGGAAGTTTCAATGTCGAAGTAAAGTCTTTTGCGTTTTGTTGTTGTCATTATGTTTTTGGTTGTTGTTATGCTATTGAGTCTCGTATCATATCGGCTTCCGCTTCTCGCCTTATTACAAGGCCGTCCAATCCTTTATGCTCCCACAATCGCTTACTCTTTTCAATCTCTTCCGCAATTCCTTCGTAATCTTTTGCTTCAATCAAATCAACTATTGCTCTCATTTCCTTTCTTGAGTCGCCGTTTAAACTTGCTCCCCTATTAAATATCATAGAAACCAATGCGCCCTGTGTATCTTCATTTAATTCATTCATCTTTGGATAAATGCTTAATGCTAATTTATAAAATCTTGGCACCGAACTTTTAACGAACACATCATAAGCAATATTGTACGGTATGCGAATATTTAACAATTCCCCTTTTAAACTCAGCTTAGCCTTTTGTCCTTTAAATCCTATAACTGTTTTTAATGTCTTAATATTTGGCTCACTTAAAGCCTTACCCCAATCCTTTACAAATTGCTTTTCAGTATTGTATCCCAAATCGTAGCCAAGTCCCACCGTAATTCCACTTTCGCCACCCGGCCAAATAGGTTTTTGCAATACTTTATCATAGTACGCTCGGCCACCCGCTTCGTGCTGAATAATGAAATCTATTGACTTTTTGTTAATCATTTTTCTTGCTTACTTTGTCTATAACTGTATCAGGACTAAATATTAACCCAATACCCAAACCAATTATAATAATCGCACCCGACCAATCAGCCTTAGCCATATAAACCGAAGCCAAACCGCCACCGATTAAAACTAAACCTACTAAGGTAGTTTTCCACGCTTTTATGTTTCTCATATTAAAACTTTTTATAGTAACCTAATGTATAACCATTTGTCGAAGCAGAAAGCGAAAATAAGCCGTTTTTAGCCGTCTTAAACCCTACCCCAACTCCCAAGCCTACTTTGTTGTCAAATGCCCTTAAATCAGCTAAAAAGCCTAAATAAAGTTCATTCTTAGACTTTTGGTATATGTTATTAGTTACAAATATCGTTTTTTCGTGTAAATCAGCTTTAAATTGACGTCCTTTGATTGAATTCTCTCTTATCGTGTCAATTATGGTAAAGTGCGAACTATCTAATGTAAATGTGTCCGTATAGACTTTAGTCGTTAAGTAATCGCCGACTATTTTAATTGTATCGTGTATTGTCGTAGTGTCAACCGCTAAAACTAAAAAAGGGATTGAGTCGCCCTTTCTATATTTAGTAAATGTTTTCTCCTGGTAAACTGTATCGTATTGCGTTAAAACAATAGGATCATTTTTTATATAGGTCGAAGTTCTAAAGAATAGAATAATAACTATCGCTACTAATATTGTAATAACGATTTCTTTCATTATTCCCTATCTTGTTTGTTTTGTAATGCTATCGCCAAAGCGTTTAAAGTATGTTGAATTGTGTCAAGTTTCTTAGCGATTAAATCGTCTTGCTTTTCAACCATATTTACTCTTATCTCTAATTCTTTTAGTTTTAAAGATACTTTAACATAAATACTTATTAAGCCTGTAATTATAATAACGGCTTGACCTACTAAGAAAGTTGACACATTATCCATTATGCTTCGTTTGACTCTTTAGTAGATTGTTCTTGTGCTATTTTGCCTAAAAAGGAAAATATTGGGTTAGCATATTTTGAAGGGATTTCGCCTAAAAATGCTTCTAATTCTTTAATTTGTTGTTCGTTTAACGTAATCATAATTTTTGTTTTTATTTATTAATATTTCTTTTTTTATTTGCTTCTCCAATTTTGCGTTTTGTTTCTTCGCTCATTGGTTTTCTTTTTCTCCCTGACCAATAATCACTCATTTTTTTTCTTGCTTCTTCACTCATTTTTTTGCCTTTATTAGCTTTGCTAATTTTATCTTTAGCTTCTTGAGTTCTTTTTTTCCCAATAAGTGACTTTCGCCTATTTTCTATTTCTTCAATAGATTGTTTTCTACCTCTTGTTGCTTTTCTTGCTTTTATAAAGTTTTCCCACCCTTGTTCGCTAAAAGGCTTTCTTTTTAAACCTTTTTGTGCTTCGGACATTTTTCTTTTAGTTTCTTCCGATGTTTTTTGTCCTGTTCTACTTTTGTTACCTTTAGCAAGTTCCGAAATTTGTTTCTTTCTTTCTTCACTAATTATAACCCCAAATGCCCCATCTCCACCATCAGTCAAATTAACCAAAATTCCATTGTGTTTATCTATTCTGCCATATAAACAAATAAACTCTTTTTCCTTTTCACAAGCCTGTTCCCAAGTTAACCCATCAAATAAAATCTCAACTTCATATTGAGTTTTATTTACAACCCCATTCCAAATCTTATTTCTACCCCTTATATCGTTTGCTCTTTTATAATCGCTATCACTTCCAATACCAATATAAAAAGGCTCGTTTTTATCTAATCTTATGTGCCTATATACATAAGCCATAAACTATATTTTTTACAAATATATAATTAATTACTTGGAATTTCCCAAGGCAAAGGTAAAACGATTACAGGCGGATTTATTATGTTGTCAATTTGTTGTTGTAAACCTAAGTCTATTTCAGCAACAGGAAGTCCTGCGTCTAACCAACCGCAAACCTGATTATAAGTTAAATCAGGGTAAGCCGTAAAGTCGGTTGAACTTGGAGTTGTGCAACCCATTGTTCCGTAACTTGAAACGTTAATAGGCTCTCCGCCTACAAATTGTTCAGCCGTGCGAGTCCAATGTACTGTTATTACTACGTCAGTTAAGCCATCTTCAGTTGGCTTTGTGTCCATTTGATTAATTACCCAAGTAAATTGTGTCATATTATTTATTTTCTAATGTTTTTATTCTTGCTTCTAATTCTTGAATTGCTTTTACTAAAACAGGAACTAAATCCTGATATCTAACACCTAAATATTCTGTTTCATCTATTTGTTGTTGATTTGGTTTAGAAGCTATTTTATTTTTATCAATTATTTGCGGAAAAACCTTTTCTACGTCTTGAGCAATTAACCCTAAATTTTCTTTATTTGTTTTATCCGATTTCCAACTAAAATTAATTGCTCTTAATGTTAATAATTTATCTAAGGCATTATCAATATTACCATTAATATTTTTTAATCTTTCATCTGAAGCAGAAGTCCAAGAAGTTGCACCACTATTTAAAACAACACCACCTGAATAAGAAGTTATATTTATAAACCCATTTACATTATTAGCAAGATAAATATTTGTACCTTCGTGATATAAATAAGCACTTCCTACTCCATTAACTTGGAATGCTAATAATGAAGAAGTAGTACCTCCGATTGTTAAATTACCTCTATTTGTAGAAGAAAAAGATGCAGTTGTAGTTCTAATACATAAATCCCCTGCACTTGTAAGACGCATTCTTTCAGTATTACCTGTAGTAGTTCTAAATACTATATTTCCCGCTGATTGCATATTTATATAACCATCGCTTCCGTCTTGGAAGAATAGGAAATTACTTGTTCCGTTTGTTAGGGTTAAATTACTTCTTGTTGAACTATTAATATAAAGTCCTGTACCCGCTGCAAAACTTGGACTACTTGTTCCAATACCTACGTTACCTGCAGTTGTAATTCTCATAGCCTCACTATTGTTAGGCATAAAAGTAATAGCTGCATTAGTTTGTATTCTTAAAGCAGTATCAGTATAGATATAACCATTGGTTGTGGAAGTACCCATTGAAACACCACCACCTGATGTTCCTCGAACGTCTAATGTTCCATATCCTGTTCCCAAACCTGTTGGGGTTGTAGTTCCAATTCCTACCGTACCTGTATTATAATAAATATCACTTCCTGTTGTAGTCCATTGTGAGCCTGAAACCGTCCAAGACCTATCCGCACTTAAATCGTAAGTAGTTCCGTTTATAGTTAATGTTCTTGAAGTAGGAACGTAAGAAGATAAATTAC